TTCAACTGCGTCTCCAATTTCGCAACCGCGAAGGCGAACTTCACGGGATCGGTGATGGAAGCGATTTCCTTCGCTTTTTTCGGGTTCTTGCCCAGAGCATAAACGACAAGCGCCGGGTTTTCGGCACCTTGCACAATCATCCCCTGTTGCATGACGCTAAGGGTGTCTTGGACGACATCCTCGGCAAACTCAAAGTCACGCACCTTCAGGCTGGCCTTCGCCCCCTGATAGCCCTCCAACTTGCGCTCCCATTCTTTCTGAACAGCTTGATGTTCAGACTTCATGGCAGCCTCACGGTCGTCGTGCTGGCGCTTCTTGTCGTACCATGCGGTCAGTTCCCGCTCGTATCGGTCGGTGTCGTAATCGGCTTTCTCAAGCGTTGGCTTCGGTCCAAGGGGCGCGACCCCAGGTGTGTTCCGCTGTTCGACCTGCGCTAGACGCTGTTCAAGCTCCTTGGCTCGACGTTTTTCCTCACGATACTGCTTGCGAAGGTCACGAACCCAATCGGGCGCGCGGGCCTCCTCATCTTCTTCCGGGGCTGGCGCTTCCCCGTTAATCGAAATGACGACCTCTCCATCTTCGGCCTCATCGCCTTCGCCTTCAGCCTCGTCTGCCATCTCGGCATCTTCGGCCTCTAGTTCAGTTTCTTCAGCCTCGACTTCAAAGTCCTCTTCGATCTGTTCTGCCAATTCAGTCATGCGATCCTCGCGATTTTCTCACCCATTACATTGTGCGGCTGGGCGGTTGCCGCATTCCGGTGGCGACGGTCTCTTGCAGAGCCTTCGCCGTTTCCACGACGTTGGTGCGCTCTTTCTGCTGAATGCCAGCAAGCACCTCAACGGTCTTGGCGCGGGTCTCTTCCGCACGCGCCAAGGTGTATTCTGTATTGGCCTGAGCCTGGCCAGCCTTGGCCTGCGCTTCCATCGCGGCGGCCTGTAGGTAAAGCGCCTGCGGATCGGGCTGCTGCGCGGCCTGCATTTCGGCCAACAGCTTCTCGCCCTCCTGCTCGGTCGGCTGGATGACGCCCATCTTGATCAACTTGTCGCGGAAGTAAGCGCGCACCTCGCCGATGCCCTCGCCGTCCATGTTCATCATGGCCATCGATGTCAGAACCTGCTGCGTCTCAGGATCTGGCGCGATCTGGATCATGCCCAACAGCGCGCGAACCGTGGCGCTGCGCTTGGTGGCCGAGGCCGGGCCGACATCCACAGCCACGTCAAACTTGGCATTGGACAGGTCGTTTTCGTATTCGACTTCGCCGGTCTTGGGGTTGAGCATCGGTTTGCCGATCTCAATGCTGGACAACTCGCCGCCCAAGCCAACCGACTTCATCTTGCGGCCAGGCTCGACCACGATGTCACGCGCCATCGACAGCCAGACCTCACCGCAACGCTTCACGGCCTTGGACATGTTCGACATGTAGATAAAGGTCTGCATGTCCAGACGCTGCTGGATCAGTTCCACGGCCTTGCCGCTGATGTTGGAGACGACCTCCTCGGCAGCATCGGGCTTGCCCAGCAGATCGCTCATGTCCTGCTCGGTGATCTGCAACAGGCCAGCCAGCGCAGGCGGGATCTGCGGCGGCTTGGTGTAGCCGACCGGGCCGGCAAGCGTCTCACCGCCGTTGGCGTCGGTCACGGTGTTCAGGAGCAGGTAGGGATAGTTTCTGAGGTTGTCCTCGGACCACATCATTTCGTGGCCGGCGACTTGCTCTGGCGTGAAGATCGGCTTCTCGACGGTCGAAAGCGCGGAGATCTCGCCCAGCTTGGAAAGCTGCATGTTCTTCAGGCGCTGGGCGTCCTTGGCCAAACGCACATGGCCCATGCACCGCTCGACGTTGTCCACGAACCAACGCTTGCCGTAGACGGGGATGATCGGGATCTGGTCGCCGGCAATGTAGCCGCTGTCCTCCAGAACCTTGCTGCCGCTCATGATGTACTTGCGCACCTTGCGGCGCTTCACACGGCGCTGGCGGACCTCTTTGGTGCCGACAGCCTCAAGCATCGTTTCCAGTTCAGGATCTTGCTCGAAGTCTTTTTCCGAATACTTTTCTTCCTGCCCGTCAAGGGTCTGGAAAATGCGGATAAGCTCGGATGCCTCTTCGACGCGGTAGACCTCGGCCACATAAACGACGTCGGGTGTCGCCCAGTCGAACGCGACCTGCTCGATGCCCTTCGGCCAAGTGGTCGGGTCATCTTCCCAGACTTCGCGGTAGGCATCTGGCGTCATCGCCGTCAGCACATAGCACATGCGCGCGTCAGACTTGTCTTGGCGCTTGGCATCCAGATCAAAGAACACGGTCGTGTCCGCGTCATAGATCGGCTCAATGCGGATGCGCTGCTTTTCGTTCTCTTCGTCGTATTCGTCTTCGTAGACGGCACGCAGGCGGAACGCACCGAAGCCACCGCCGACAGCCTCCTCGAATGCGTTGTCGTAGGCTTCATTGGCGCCGCTGTCCTGCTCATCAGAACGGAACAGGCCATCGCACACGTCGGCCATCTTGTCGTCGTCGGTGCCGTCCTTGCTCACGAAGTCAACCGTGATGCGGTTGTTGCGGTATTCGTTGATGATCCGCATGACGGACAGGTGAACCTTGTTCACCTCAAACTTGGGCTTGTTCAGATATTGCTCATAGAGGTTGCCCTCCCACTGCGCGCCCGAGATGGAGTAAAAGCGGCGATCCTCCAAGCACTGCAAACGCTCATCGCGCATGGTGCTTTGGATGGTGTCAAACTCTGACATCGCTTCGGCATGAACATTTGCAAGCCGCTGGTCTCTGGTCATGCGGGCCAAGTTGCGCGCCTTTCGCTGGATATTTGGTCCGAAGTATACGGCAGGTCGATCTGAATATCAATCACCGTGCCATCGGCATGCTGACGGGGACGAGGCGGGCCTTCGGCTTGTCCTGCTTGGCCACGCGACGGGCGCCCTCGCAGGCATAGCGCAGCGCGTCGATGACGTGGTTTTCCTTGTCCTCCAGCACAGGCAGGATGCTGCCCGTGTCCCGGTCGGTCTTGTAACTGTAGAGCGTCAGTTCATCGATGGTGTGCTTGCAGCGCGGATGCACCACGATGTCAAAAGACTTTAGCCATTCGACGCCCTCCTCGACCGACTTAGGCCCCTTGACCGCCGGCATGATCTTCGGGAAGCCGTTCTTGCGCATGTGGCTGATGGTCTCGGGCCGCGCGCTGTCGGCCACCATCGGCCAGCGTTCGGCCTCGGGGATCGTCATGAACAGCGAAGGCGTGTCAACGATCTCGCAGCCCACCTGATAGGCCTCATGGTCAATATATAGCTTCCGTCCTATAATGTGGCAGCGAATGCCGACGGTCGGGTCAGTGGCAAAGCCCCAGTCAGCGCCGAGGCGATGGACGGCATCAGGCGGTGCCTCAAAGTCTTCAATGGCCCAGTTCTTGAACACGCGGGTTTCGCTGTTGCGGACATACTCGCCCTTCCAGACGTGCAGGTATTTGTCTGGATCTCGCCGCTTGTCGTATTCCATTTCGTCTTTGAGAACGTCAGGGAACCACGGGTTGTCGCTATAGTTCACCTCGACGATCACGCTGTCAGGCGGCGGCGTTGGCCCACGCAGCAGGCCCTCAATGGGGTCCGTGTCAAAGCGTGGGTTCCAACTGAACAGCAGTTGCGAGCCTGGCTTGCGGATGGTCGGGCGCAGGAGATCCAGCGAGAACTGGCTGATTGACTGGGCTTCTTCCACCCAAGCGATGTCGAAACCTTCCAGCGACTTCACGCTGTCGGCTGTATGGTTCTGCATGCCCTGGAAGATGATGACGCCGCCGTGCGGGCATTTGATCTCGGCCTGCTGCACCTGGAACAGATGACCAACGCCCAATTCCTCGATCTTGTTTTCGATCAGCTTCTTGACCGACTGCTTCAGCGACTTCTGCACCTCGCGCACGCAGACCACGTCGGTCTTGCGCATGACGCACCGCTCAACAATCCATTCTGCGAAGAAGGTTGACTTGCCAGATCCACGCCCGCCGAACGCCCCGATGTAGCGGGCGCTCTCGCGTTGCAGGATCGGCAGCGCCCAGCGAGGCGTGTTGATGTCTAGGTTCATTGACCGAGATCACGCAGCTTCATTAGCTCTTGGATCTGGTTTTCTGGGATGCCTCGGTTTCTGAGTTGTTGAGGCGTAAGTCCCAATAGGCCTTTTGCAGCCTCTCCTGTCCCTGGGGCGAGACGAAGTCCGTCACCAGTTCCAACTCCCCCAGCAGTTCCTCGTCCGACACCTGGCGGTTCAGTCGGTACAGATCGCTCACCCCCGCGTCTAGCAGATCCTTCTGCCTCTGGGATAAATCCTTCAGGCTCGGCCCGATGACTCGGCGCACCTGCTCCACGAATGCCTGCCGCCGTTGCTGCTCTGTCTGCATTGTTTCCACTCCACCTCATGACGATGACGGGCGGCATGCCCATGCTTTCGTCCCAGCCATCTGACTTCCAAGCGGCCAATAGGTCTTTATAGGCCTGCTCCCCGTGGTCAGATATATACATTTCTTTGTCAAAGGGAACTCTTCCAGCCTCTTCAAAGCCGAATTTCCGATAGTATTGTGGCAGGAAACCGTCAGGGAAACGCTTTGACGGAACAGCGAAGGCGTCAAGAACTGTGACGCCGTCCTCAATCGCCTTTGCCATGACGCTCGGGGCTGCCGTTCCTTTCGCACCAGGCGCGTTGCTGACCACACCGACCAGAGCCTTATCGCCCGGCATCATCTCAACGCCAGCCCATGAATAGTCTGGCTTGGCATCCACACCGAAGAACACGTCATCGTCGCCAAGTTGGTAGACGGTGAGATCACCAGTCTTCGCGCCACGCTTGATGTCGTCAGCCGTGTAATTGGTCAGTGCCGGCTTGTACTTGTTGTTGTTGATCGCATCAACAAACGCCTGCGGAGATGCGCCGCCAGACTTCACAGAAACCGTCGTCGGCTTCCACTTGTTGAGCAAAGAGTTCGTCACGATCCTTGTGTCGATCGGCGACAGGCGCATTGCTGACCCAGCGGGGAACTGGTTGCTTTGCGTCTGAAGCAGGCGCTCCAGATCTTGGACCTGCTTGCCAGTGACTTCTTCAACTGGAAGCGACATGTCGAAAGCACGGCGGCCACCAGTGTTGAACTCTGGGCCGAATGCGCTGATGTTCTTCTCGCCCCAGAAGGTCGGGAACATTTCAAACGTCGAGATGTTCTGATCAAGCGCGCCGAAAACTCGGCCCCTGATGCCATAGCGATAACTCGGGTGGACGGGCAGACCTTCGGCCAACAGATCGACCGGCGGCGCGCTGAAGTCTGGCTCAATGAACAAGAGCGTGTCACGCGGGTTTGACCCAGCATAACGCGGGTCAACGGTTTCTTGCAGGACGCGGTTGACGTTTGGCATGCCCTGCTCTTGCATGCCCTTGCTGCCGATGATGTCAGCGATCCTGCTACGCTCTTGGAAGCTCGCGCCGCTGATGAACTCTTGCAGGTTGGGGCTTTCAAAGCCTGGGAAACGCTCAAGGCGCGCCAACGCGGGATCGCCGCCTGCCGCCGACGTGCGGACACGCGCATCAAGCTCGCCTAATACCTCGGGCTGAATGCGCCCATCCCTAACGTATGCTGACGTTGTCTTGATCAGTGAGTTGATGAAGCTGATATTCGACTGATGGCTTGTTGGGTTCATCGCTGTAACGGCGATCAGATCAGCGCCAGATCCAGCCTTCTTGGTGCCAATGCTCTTGCCCTGGACGGCCCATGCGAGGCCAGCCTGCTGGCTAGATTGCAAGAGAGGATAGCCTGGGCCACCCATCATTGGCTCAGGCACATCGACCTTTGAAGCGTCGATGCCAGTGTAATAACCACCAGTCCGCGTCAGGTCAGCCACGGTTGGGATGATCCGCGCGCCCTCAAGATCTCTTGGAGTAATGCGCGGAACCTCGGCCAGAGGTGCCTCCTGCATTGCCCTTGCGACCTCGTCAAAGGTCAGCGGGGGCCGGCCAACGCCTGGGATCGGGTTGCTGTACATCACCGGCACGGGACCGGGCTGGTTGAGGCGGTCAACGATATCGCGACCAGCCGCACGCATAGTGTCGCCAGCAGCCTGCGTCGTGGGTGAGAACCCCAGAAGCCCCTCCATCATTGCGCTGGCAGCAGGCACACCGATGGCCCTTGCGGCTGCGATAGGTGCGGCAATGCCGGCCACGCCTGACGCCATCTCGCCCAAGGATGCGATGCGGTCCCAATAGCTCTGATCGGGCGCCATCATGCGAGATCCGGCCCGCATAGCGCCGCCGATGCCCTCGACCGGGTTGAAGGTCTGGTTCAGAAAGCCGAGGCGCTCCTGAACGCCGCTGCCGATGTCGAGGATGCCCGGTGCCGTGCGACGTGGCGCATTGGTGTCGCCAGGCTCATCCACGCGCACCCACTGACGACCTTCCGGCGCAGGCGGGACTGGGCCAGCATACGGATCATTGCTATCCCAGACGGCCTGCCCTGTTGCCGGATCAATCAGCTTCATGCCTTAGCCCTTCGGATCGATGATGGTTCGCTTGATTTCGACCGGGATGGCGCCGCCGTCTGGGCCGGAGTGTTCGCTCTTCAGCGTGTCGTTCCAATCGGCGCGAAATCGGTTCTTCATCTGGAAAATATAGCTGGTCGCGTTGAAGCCATCAACGCCGCCGAAGGTGGCGATGCGGCCCTGATCTTCCCACCAGGCTTGGGATTTCCGCAAACCTTCTTTTACGGCGTCGGAAAATTCCGGGTGGATCTTCATCCACTCGTTCAGCGTTTCGCGGTTGATGTCGAGTTCGTCAGCCATGCCAACAAGTGTTTTGCCGTCACGCCCGCACTGGATCACGGTATCGCACATGGCTGGATCGTACTTTGTCGGCCTGCCTGCTGGCATATTGCTCACCTCATCTCGGGCGATGCTGCCCGGTCGCTGGGCGCATTCTAACGCTTCACCGCTAAATATGCAAACTGTCCTACGCCCTCGCGCTTGCAGAACAGGAAGACCAGCTTGTCGGTCTCGGCTCTGGCAGCCGCGTGGCGATGCAGGCCGCCGCAGGTCTGGCCGACATGGTAGACGATGCGGTCGCCCTTCTGCGCCTCGGCCAGCGCGCGGTAGAAGGCATCCGGCTTCGTCTCGCCGGTGATATAGATCGTGCTGCTCATTCGATGACATCCCCAAAATCAAAATCGTCTTCCAGATCCTGCGGCGCGCGTCTGACCGCCTTCACCTCGGCGCCGGGGAATGCCAGCTTCACCGCGTTCACCAGACCGTTGCGGTGTTCGTGCAGGGCGATGGCCACCTCGCGCATGGTGTGGATGGCGATGCCTGGACGCTTGGCGTAAGCTGCCGGCCAAGCGCGCCCATCCTCGATGATGCCGTAGACCTGGCCCTCGTATTCGTGTTCCCAGATCATCGGGTCTGACACCGGCCGACCGAGGCTTACGGCTTCGGCGTCCATGGCGGTCAGCCCGCGCAGACAGATCTCGACCCAGAACTTCACCTTGTCGGGATCTTGTGCGTCGATGGCTGCGTTCAGGCCAGCCATCGCCTTGCCCCACTTCGCGGCGCTCTCGGTTGAGACAAGCTCGGGCAGGCGGTCCACGCCCCAGCGTTTGTCCATCTCGCGCACAGCCGCGTCGAAGGGTGCCAGCGCGAGGTCCGCTTTGATCTCATTGGCCGTCGCACCTTTGTGCAGGATGCGGTCATCTTTCTTCTGGCGTGTTGGTCTCTTGGCCATTGTTGTCGTCCTCTCTGGTTTCCTCACTCTCACCTCACCTCACATAACCAACACCTTCACCTCCTCACCCCTCACCCCCTTTAGGGGGTGGGGTGAGGAGGAAGGGTGTTTTACCTCACCTTTCCTCACCTTTCCTCACCTGTGAGGCTCTAGGTGAGGTTGCATATTTATCACA